TGGTGCGGCGGGTGGATCTGAAGCGCCGGTTCGATCTCGCAGCAGGCGTGCAAGGCGCCTTGCCCAAGCTCGCTGCCGCGATCGGGCGTGAATTGGACAAACTCTAATGGCAACCGAGCGAGCCCAGATCCTCATCCGCGCCGTCGACGAGACACGCGCGGCCTTCGGCTCGATCCAGCGCAACCTCGGCGGCCTGGCCGACGCCGCACGCCGGGTCAACGGCGTGCTGGCCGGGCTCGGCGTGGCCTTGTCGGCGGCGGGCTTGGCCGCGATGGTCAGGTCGGCGCTGGAGTCGGCCGATGCGCTGAACAAGCTCTCGCAGCGGGTGGGCATCACGGTGGAGGCTCTGTCCACCCTGGTGCCGGCGGCGGAACTGTCCGGGGTCTCGGCGCAGACCTTCGAGACCGGGCTCAAGAAGCTCGCCACCACGATGTTCGAGGCGGCCACGGGCTCGGAGGAGTCCGCCCGGCGCCTCAAAGCGCTGGGCGTGGAGTTCAAGAACCAGGACGGCACGCTGCGCGCGACCGATGCGGTGCTGCTCGATCTGGCCGACCGTTTCCAGGCCATGCCCGACGGGGCGCAGAAGTCGGCGCTGGCAGTGCAGCTCTTCGGCAAGAGCGGCGCGGAGCTCATCCCCTTCCTGAACCAGGGACGCGAAGGCATCGCGGCATTGACCGGCGAGATGGAAGCGCTCGGCGTGCAGATCGGCGGCGACACCGCCGCGCAGGCGGAAGCGTTCAACGACGCGCTGGCCAAGCTCAAGCTCGCCGCGACGAGTCTGGCCAACCGGGTGATCGAGGCCTTCCTGCCGGCCATGAACGAGATGGCCGGCGGCATGGTCGAGTCGGCCAAGCAGGGCGGCACGCTGCGCGCGATCCTGGACGGCGTCGTGCTGGTGCTCAAGACCCTGGCACTGGGTGCCGCCACGGTCGGCAAGGCCTTCGTCGCACTCGGCGAGGCGATCGGCGCTGGTGTCGCGGCGGCGGTCGAGGCCCTGCGCGGCAACACCGCCGGGGCCAAGGCCATCATCGCCGAACTCAAGGGCAGCCTCGTGCGGCGCCTGGACGAGTTGGCCGAGTTCCGGGACAGCCTGTTCGACCCCAAGCCCATCGAGGTCCAGGCGCCGCGCATCCAGGCCGACCCGGCGCTGCTGCAACGGCTCACGGCTCCGGGCCAGGCCCGCGAGGCCGCCAGCGCCCTGGCGGCCCTGCGCAAGGCGCAGATGGACGCCGAGTTCGCCCTGCTCAAAGACGGCCTCGAGCGCCAACAGCGCGCGCTCGATCAAGCACTGGAAGACCGGCTGCTGTCGGTGCGCGACTACCACGGCCGCAAGACTGCGCTGGAGCAGCGCGAACTCGACGCCGAGATCGCCCGCCGCCGGCAGGAACTCGCCGCGCAACAGGCGATCGCGACCAACCCCCGCGCTGCCGAATCGGACCGCCTGCGAGCCAAAGCGGAGATCGCCAAGCTCGAGGCCGACCTCATCGTCCTCAACGACCGCCGCGCCGACATCGAGCAGGCCAACGCCCGCGCCGCCGCCCGGGCCGAGCGGGAACTGGCCGAGGCCCTGGCCCAGGCGCGCGAGGAACTCGCCCAGCTCACCGGCACCGACACGGCGGAAGACCGGCGCGCCGCGATCGAGCGCAGCTACCGGGATCTTCGTGCACGCCTGGCGGCCGAGAACGACGCCGCGGGCGTCTCGCTGATCGACCGGCTCATCGACGTGAAGGCCGCCCAGGCCAACCTCGCCCGGCTGGAACAGGAGTGGCGGCTCGTCACCGAGCGGCTGCGCAATGCCCAGGAGGCGATCCAGATCCAGCAGCAGGCCGGGCTGCTCACCGAAGCCCAGGCGCGCAGGCAGATCGTCGCCTTGCAGCAGCAATCTGCGGCCGAGATGCAGCGCCTGCTGCCCGCGATGCAGCAGGCGGCAGCGGCCATCGGACCCGATGCCGTCGTTCGGGTGCAAGCCTGGCGCAACGAACTGGAGCGCACGCGGCTCGTCACCGACGAACTCGCGCCGATGTGGAACCGCATCGGCGAAAGCTTCGGCAACGCCCTGCAAGGCATGGTCACCGGCGCGCAAGGCTTGCGCGAGGGGCTTTCCAACATCTTCCGCTCGATCTCGGACGCCTTCTTGCAGCACCTGGTCGTCCAGCCCTTCCAGCAGTGGGTGGCGATGCAGGCGCGGATGCTCGCCGTCAAGCTGGGCTTGCTCCAGCAGGAACAGGCCGCCGAGACCGCCGCGGCCGCGCAGTCGGTGGCGACCAAGCAGGCCGAGGCGGCGGCCAAGGTCAGCGCCAATGCCGCCGAAGCCGGCGCCGGGGCGGCCGCCTCGCAGGCCGCGATCCCCGTCGTGGGCCCGGGGCTGGCGATTGCCGCGATGGTAGCGATGGTGGCTGCGGTCATGGCGCTGCTGGGCAACATCAAGAAGTTCGCCGCGGGCGGCTACGTCACCGGCCCCGGCAGTGCAACCAGCGATTCCATCCCCGCGCGGCTGTCGGCCGGCGAGTACGTGGTGCGGGCCGCGGCCGTGCGGCGCGTGGGCGTGGCGTTTCTGGATGCGATCAATGGCCTGCGCACCCCGCCCGTGTGGGACGGGCAGCGCCTGGCCTTCGCCGCCGGCGGGCTGGTGCCGCCGGTGAGCGCGCCGCCCGCGCCGCCGCCGGTGCAGCAGGCCGTGCGCATCGTCAACGCCATCGACCCGGGCGTCACCCACGACCATCTGCAAACGCCCGCCGGTGAGCGGGTGATCCTCAACATCATCGGCAGGAACGCCCGCGCGGTCCGTGCCGCACTCCAGGGGTAACGCATGGCCTTGCTCTTCATCGACGGCTTCGACCACTACGACCCGCAGCAGCTGGACGACTTCGGCCAGCCGTGGCTGGCGCGCGGCAAGGCGGCGTATCTCTCGCCGCAGGCCACGCGCATCTCCGGCCGGCGGCCCTCGTCCTACGCCCTGCGCCTGCCAGCCGGCAGCGGCGGCGGCTATGTGAAGAACCTCGATGCCGGCACGGCCAGCCTGATCGTCGGCGCGGCCCTGCGCGTGGCGCCGTTCGAAAACACCTATCAGGAGCCGGTGCTGCTGGGCGTGCGCGACGCCTCCGCGCAGGTGGCGCATCTGGTCAAGATCGGCGAGGACGGGCGGCTCAAGCTCTACCGTCGCCAGTACGGCTACGACCAGTTGCTCTCGACCTCGGTCACGACCGCCCCCGCGCGGGGGTGGCACTACGTCGAGCTGAAAGTCGTGCAGGGAACCGGCAGCGGCACGCTGGACGTGCGCGTCAACGGCATCCTCGCCATCCAGCTGACCGCGCAAAACACGCTGCAAGGCGGCGGACAACTGCTGACGGCCTTCGTGGGCGCGGTGCCGGGTGAGCCGTGCCCGGTGACGGTCGATGTGGACGATCTGTACCTCGCCGACACTGCGGGCACGCTCAACACCACCTTCCTGGGTGATGTGCGGGTCGATGCGCTCCCGCCCCAGGCCGATGGCAGCCTGACCGAGTGGACGGTCGAAGGCGCATCCAGCGCTTGGGCTGCGGTGAGCGACGGCGACGAGGCGACCGGCATCCGCGCGGATGCGGCCGGCCTGCGCCAGAGCTTCGACATCGCGCCTCTGCCGGCGATGGCCACGCTCGCCATCCACGGCGTGCAGGTGACCTTGCTCGCGCGCAAGACCGATGCGGGGCCGGGCCAGGTGCGGGGTCTGGCGGTCAGCGGGTCGCAGACCGCCGTGAGCGCCGACCTCATCCTGCAAGAGCAGCTGGCCTGGCACACGGCGCTGTTCGAAGCCGATCCGAATGCCGGTTCGGCATGGAGTGAAGCCGCCTTGAATGCGGCCGAGTTCGGGGTGGAAGCGGGATGACGCAGCGGCGCATCGCCACCGGGCTGACCGAGACCGCGGCCGTGCCGTCGCCGGGCGCGGCGCTGGCCGCGCTGCGCGCCGAGACGATGGCGGCCCCGATGCCGGGTGCGGCGGCCAGCGCTCTGCATGCCGAGGCGCTCGCCGCGCCGGAAAGCGGCAACGCCCTGGCCGCGCTGGTGGTCGAGGTGCTGCGCCGCGACACCGCCGCGGCCGCCATCGTCGCCACCGGCATGGACGCCTTCGGCGATGCGCCGTGGCCGGATGCTCAGCGCGGGGTGTTCGCCTTCCGCCACGACTGGGCCGAGCCGCTGATCGAACGCTTGCAGTGGCAGACGGCCGTCGCGCGTCTGGCCAGCGGCAACGAGGCGCGGCAGGCGCTGCGCCTGGTGCCGCGCCGCACGCTGACCTACCACGTGGGCCACGGACGCGCCAGCGATGCGCTGGTCGCGGACTGGCTGGCCGACCATCTCGGGCAACTGGCGCTGTGGCCGCTGCCGCAGCGGGCGTGCGCGCTGGTGCAGCCGGCGCAGGCGGGGGATGAGGCGCTGGCCGTGACGGCGTTCGACGCGGCCTGGTGGGAGCCGCCGACGGCAGAGCTGCGCCTGACGGACTTCGGCCTTGCGCGCGTGGACACCGCCATGCCGCAGGCGCTGGTGATCGCCGCCGATGGCTGGCAGGTGGTGGCAATCTACAAAGTGAAGCCGGACCTGCTCTGGCTGGACGTGCCGCTGACGCGCGCGGTGCCGGCGGGCGCGGCAGTCATGCCGCTGGTGTGGGGCCGGGCGCTGGAGGCGGCCGATCTGGCGGAGTGGGTGCCCGGCGTGGCGGGCGGCAGCGTGACAGCCAGCCTCACGCTGCCGGCGATGCCGGACATGGACCTGCCGGGCGATCCCATGCTCGACGGCCTGCCGGTCTGGCCCGACGGCAACTGGCGCGAGGATCCGGCCGCCACCGTGCAGGCCGCGCTCACCCGGAAGGACCTCTCGCCCGCCGAGCCGTGGACGCGCCGCGATGACCCGTGGCCGACGACGACGTTCCAGCGGCGCTATCTGGCGGCCGGCGCAGAGGAGATCGAGCGCTGGCGCGCGCGGCTGTGGCGCACGCAAGGCCGCCTTGAAGCCTTCTGGCTGCCCGATGGCCTGGCGCCGGTGCTGCGGGTGACGGCCGCGGCCGATCCGGAGGACGGTTTCCTGCGGGTGACGGGCGAGGAGATCTCGGCCTTCTGGCACCGCCCCGCCGCCGCGCTGATCCTGCACCCGGACGGCACGCGCCAGCACGCGCTCACGGCCACGGCCCATCGCGATGCGGGCGGCGTGCTGGTGCTGCGCTCGGGGCTGGATACGCCGGTGCCCGCCGGCAGCCGCGTGGTGCGGCTTGCGCGCTGCCGCCTCGACCACGACGCCGTCGAGCTGTACTGGCACACGCCCACGCTGGTCGAGATGCCCATCACCGCGCGTCAGCTGCCCGAGCCGCGCGGGCAGGAGTCGCGGCCCTTGGAGTGATATTGATGGAGATCGAGCTGTACACCTTCGCGGGCAGCAGCGCCACGTTCCGCCTCACCCCGCACGAGCCAGAGGTCGTGCTGGACGGGGATCGGTATGCGAGCCTGCCGATCGGACGCACCGAGCTTGCGCTGGGGGCCGAGGCCGCCAAGTCCGCGCTGGACCTGACCGTGCCGCCGGAGTGCGCTCTGGTGCGGCATCTGCTGGCGAGCGCGATCACCGGCGAGTCCACGGCGGTGACGCTGCGCGTGGCCACCGTCGATGGCGGGATCACGGGCACGCGCTGGATGGGCCGGGTGCTCGGGGTGGAGGTGGCCGATGACTCTGCGCGCATCCGCTGCGAGTCCGCCCAGGTGAGCTTGAAGCGCATTGGTCTCAGGCGGCTCTACAGCCGCGCCTGCTCGCACGTGCTGTATTCGGCGGCCTGCGGGGCGACGCCGATCACCGCCAGCGCCAGCGTGAGCAGCAGCACGGGGCGCAGCGTCGATCTCGCGGGCGGCGTGCCAGCCGCGGTGGCCGGCACGCTCGCCGGCGGCTGGCTGGAAACCGCTGCCGGCGCGCGCCACATGATCGTGCGCGAATCCTCCGCGGGCGTGGAGCTGCTGTATCCGGTGCCGCTGGCGCCCGGGGAGGGCGTCACGCTGGCCGCCGGCTGCGATCACACCACCGCCACGTGCGCGGCGCGCTTTTCCAACCTCGACAACTTCGGCGGCTTCCCCTTCATCCCGTCGAAGAACCCGTTTGCGACCGGAGTGTTCTGAGCATGTGGTACATCGTCGCCTTCGTCGTCACCGCGCTGATCTCGATCGCGCTCCAGCCCAAGCCGCCCGCGCCGAAGCCGGCGGCGCTGGAGGATTTCGATGCGCCCACGGCCGAGGAGGGCCGGCCCATTCCCGTCGTGTTCGGCGCGGTGCTGATCCGCGGCGCCAACGTCGTTTGGTATGGCGATCTTTCCGCCGAGCCGATCAAGAAGAAGAGCGGAGGCAAGAAGTGAGCGGGCCGACCGTCACCATCGATCACGTGCGCGCCGCGGGGATGTGCGTGCACGGCGCGCGCGCGTGGTTTGCGCGGCAGGGTCTGGACTTCCGCGCCTTCCTGCGTGAGGGCATCGCCGCCGAGACGATGCTGGCCACCGGGGATGCGATGGCGCTGCGCGTGGTCGAAATCGCCCGCCAGCGGCAGCAGGAGCCGCGCTGATGGGTGGCAAAAGCAAGAAGCAGACGGTCGGCTACCGCTACCGGATGGGCCTGCATCTGGTGCTGTGCCAGGGGCCGGTGGACGCCGTGCAGGAAATCCAGGTCGGCGACCGCACCGCGTGGGGCGATGCCAGCCGCGCGGTCCTGCCGCGCGGCCACGGGCTGGGGCGCATCCGGATCGACAAGCCCACCCTGTTCGGCGGCGACGAGCGCGAGGGCGGCGTGGTGGGCGACGTGGACGTGCTGTCCGGCGCGGCCACCCAGGGCCGCAACGACTACCTGATGAGCCGCCTGGGGGCATCCATCCCGGCGTTCCGCGGGGTGCTGTCGATCGTGGCGCGCAAGGTGCAGGTGGCCGCGAACAACCCGTACCTGAAGCCCTGGGCGGTGCGGGTGCGGCGCTTCACGGCGGGCTGGCATGGGGAGGTCTGGGGCGCGCTTGATGCCGAAATCCGCGCCTGGGATGAGACGGCGCACCGCTGGCAGACCATCGGCATGAACCCGGCGCACATCCTGGTGCAGTGCCTGACCGACCCGCACTGGGGCATGGGCTATCCGCTGAGCGCCATCGGCAACAGCTTCGCGGGGGCCGTCTGGACGCTGGCCAGCGAGCAGTTCGGCCTGAACCTGATCTGGACCCGCCAGCAGCCCATCGAGAGCTTCATCGCCCAGGTGCTCGACCACATCGGCGGCATCCTCTACGTCGATCCCGAGCGGGGCACCTTCGAGCTCAGGCTGCTGCGCGACGATTACGCGATCGACGACTTGCCGCGGCTGGGGCCGGATGAGATCGTGCGCATGGAGCGCTTCGAGCGCGCGCAGTGGGGCGAGCTGCCCAACGAGATCACCGTGGTCTACACCGACTGGGCCACCGGCAAGGAAGCCACCGTCTCGGCGCAGAACCTGGCCGCCATCCAGCTGCAGGGCGGCGTCATCAACCAGCGCCGCGACTACCCGGGCGTGAGCTTTGGTCCGCTGGCGTCGCAACTGGCGCTGCGCGACCTGCGCGCCCTGGGCTCGCCGCTGGCGCGCATGACGTTCACCATTGCCCCTACTGCGCTGGACCGCCCGCCCTTGCCGGGCGATGTGTTCCTGCTGCACTGGCCGCGCCTCGGCATCGAGCGCATGGTGGTGCGCGTGACCGGCATCGACACCGGCACCCTGGGCGCGGCCGAGTGGCGCATCGAGGCGGTGGAAGACGTGTTCGGGATGAGCGATACCGTGCTCTCGCCGCCGCCGCCGCACGTCGAGGAGCCGCCGCTGGAGGCGCTGCCGCCAGCCCTGGTGCTGGCGGTGGAAGTGCCGTATTGGGAACTGGCGCGCAACCTGAGCCGGGCCGATCTGGCCCAGGTCACCGACACCGACACCTACGTCGGGGCGCTGGCGGCCGCAGGCGGTACCGGGCAACTGAACTGGCAACTGGCCACCGGCGCCTCCAGCGGCGATCTCGCGCCCGTGACGGGCGAGGACTACGCGCCACTGCTCACGCTCGATGCGGCACTGCCGGCGAGCGAGGCCGATGCGCTGGCCGTGCCGGTGACGGCCCTCAGCCAGCCGGAGAGACTGGCCGTGGGCGACTACGCCTATCTGGTCGATGCCGCAGGCCAGATCCGCGAAGCCGTGGCGATCCTCGCCTTCGATGCCACCGCGGGCACGGTGGATCTCGCCCGCGGCGTGCTCGACACCACGCCACAGGCGCACGCTGCGGGCGCCCGGCTGATCGGCGTCGGCGAGTGGCTCGCCGCCGAGACCATCGAGCGCGCGCCGGGCGAGTCGGTTTTCGTCGCCGCCATCCCGCGCACCACGGGCGCCGAAGGCGATGCGGTGCTCGCCGCCAACGGCGCGCCGATCGTGCTCACGGGCCGCCAGGCGCGGCCGTATCCGCCGGGGCACGTCCGCATCAACGGCCAGCGCGAGCCCGCCGTGGTCGCCGGCGACCTGATCCTCACCTGGGCACACCGCGACCGCATCCAGCAGACCGCCTACCTCGTGCGCCAGGACGAGGGCGACATCGGCCCCGAGCCCGGCACCACCTACACCGTGCGCCTGCGCGACCGCAACGGCACCCTCGTGCGCAGCGAAACGGGCCTCACCGGCAACGGCTGGACCTGGGATTTGGCGAGCGCCGCCGTGGATGCCGGCGTCGCGGGCGACCGCGTCACCGTCGAGATCGAGGCCGAGCGCGACGGCCTGAGCAGCTGGCAGGCGCAGACGCGCACCACCGAACGCGCGGGCTACGGCCTGCGCTGGGGGCAGTATTGGGGCGGCCTGTAAAGCCGCTATGACCGCTATTTACATGCACTGCAAGGAGCCCTGACATGGCACTCACCGACCCGAACCTTGGCCTTGCCTACGGCTGGACGCTGGGCGAATCCGGCTGGCACACCGGCATGGACGCCAACTTGAAGCGCCTGGGCGCCATCGTCGGCCTGTCCGTGAAGGACCGCGACCTGACCGCCCCGCCGGCGAGCCCCGCCGAGGGCGAGCGCTACATCATCCCCGCCGGCGCCACCGGCGCCTGGGCCGGCAAGGCCGACCAGATCGCGGTGTGGATCGACGGCGCCTGGGAGTACTACGCCCCGCAGGTGGGCTGGCTTTGCTACATCGAGGACGAGGCCAAGCTCACCGTCTTCAAGCCCACCGGCTGGAGCGCAGGCGTCGCCATCTGACCCTCACACCGATCCGTCACCCCTGGACCCGCCTTGGTGCGACGAGCATCAGGCGGGTTTGTTCGTTCCATCCCTGGAACTCACCCCTTCGGGGCTAACGCGCCAATCCGCTCCTAGCGGATTGGTCGCATTTCTGGAGACCTGCCATGACCGAACCCGAACAACAACAGCCTGCGCTCGTCGAGAACATGCTTCTCTTGCGACGCGAGGACTTCGACGAACTGCTGGACCGCGCCGCCGAACGTGGGGCCGAGCGTGTCCTGTCCCATCTCGGCCTGGAAAACGGCAGTGCCGCCAAGGACATCCGCGAGCTGCGCGACCTGCTCGAAGCCTGGCGCGATGCCCGCCGCACGGCCTGGCAGACCGCCGTCAAGGTCATCACCACCGGCATCCTGGCCGCGCTGCTGGTCGGGGCCGCGATCAAACTCAAGCTCATGGGAGGTGGCCAATGATCGAGACTCTGCTCGGCGGCCTCCTGGGAGGAGCCTTCCGTCTTGCGCCGGAGATCCTCAAGTGGCTGGACCGCAAGGGCGAGCGCAGTCATGAACTCGCCATGCAGGACAAGGCGCTGGAGTTCGAGAAGCTGCGCGGTGCGCAGCGCATGGCCGAGATCGGCGCCGGGGCCGATGCCGCCTGGAACGTGGGCGCCCTCGAGACCCTGCGCGAGGCGGTCGCCGCGCAGGGCCAGCGCGCCGGCGCCCGCTGGGCCGATGCGCTGTCGGCGAGCGTGCGGCCGATGATCACCTACTGGGCACTTCTCGAAACCCTCCCCCTTGCAGCCTGTGAGCCGGCATGATGGCGCCCATGAGCACATCGCGCATCAAGCCCTCGTCCTTCTGGCGCTCTCAGCCCGGCGCTGACCTGTTCGTGCAAGA